GACAGTGGCGTTAAAGAAGTACATGTGACTCACTCTTTTGAAAATCAACCAGAAGAACAAAATGAATTCGAAGCATTTATGGAATATGTGAACAAAGTTGCATTACCTAAACACGGTGATAACGGTGTTCAAACACGTAGCCCATTAGCAGGTAAAAATGATATGGGTGGCACAACAGCTAACATCGCACGTGGTGGTACATCAACAACTGGTGGAACACAAGGTGGGTTGTTAAAACCATCTACACAAAAAATGGATGGTGGTAACCAAAACGTCCCAGGTAATTCAAAAGCACCAAAATTGAAACCTGTTAGTAAAGGACATGGTGCGGAACGCAAAGGTCAATCAGGCGGCGTTAAAGCTTACGGACCTGTGAGCGGGAAATAATCTATGTTATATCTCCGAGAAAACCTCAGCTTCAACGAAGCACAAATGATCGTTGAATCTGATGACAGAGAAGGGAAAAACTTGTACATGTCTGGTATTTGCATTCAAGGTGGAATCCGAAATGCAAACCAGCGGGTTTATCCTGTGAGTGAGATTAGCAAGGCTGTTAAAACCCTCAACGATCAGATTCAGAACGGTTATTCAGTCCTCGGAGAAGTAGATCATCCCGATGATTTAAAAATAAATTTAGATCGAGTAAGCCACATGATAACTAATATGTGGATGGAAGGTCCTAATGGATATGGCAAGCTTAAAATCTTGCCAACCCCTATGGGACAGTTAATTAAAACAATGTTGGAAAGCGGCGTTAAATTAGGTGTTTCATCAAGAGGTTCTGGAAACGTTAGTAATGACGGATCAAACGAAGTATCAGATTTTGAGATTATCACAGTAGATATGGTAGCTCAACCCAGTGCACCTGGAGCATATCCTACACCAATTTATGAACACCTAATGAATACACGTGGTGGTTATAACGCTTTTCGAATAGCGCAAGAGGTGCAGGGTGATCCACAGGCGCAAAAATATCTCAAAGAATCTTTAGTTAATATTATTAATGGATTGAAATAATGACGGTTGCTTATTTGTATAAATGGACAAATAAATTATCTGGAAAATGGTACATAGGCTCTAGAACTAGAAAAGATTGCCATCCAAATGATGGCTATATTTGTTCCAGTAAACTTGTTAGACCAATGATAATTGAAGATCGGTCTAATTGGAAAAGAACCATTTTGGTTATTGGTAATCCACAATATATTAGAGAATTGGAAAGTAAATTATTGACTAGTTTAAATGCTGCGGACAGTAACATGAGTTTTAACCAACACAATGGCGCTGGAAAATTCTCTACCACCGGAATAGCCCCGTGTAATAAAGGTAAAACTGGATTACAAGTAGCATGGAATAAAGGACTACCAAAAGAAAAACAACCGTTTTTTGGAAAATCAATTAGTCATGAAGTTCGTGAAAAATTGAGTATTAGAAAACAGGGTGAAAATAACCCAATGTACGGTAAACCAGCGTGGAACAAGGGCTTAACTGGCATAACCCATTCTGAAGAATCGAATAAAAAACGCAGTGAATCTTTGAAAGGAAAATCTCGTTCACCCGAAACGATAGCAAAAATAAAAAGAACAAAAGCAGTTAACAAAGCTGCGAAACTAAATACAGCAGTAGAAATACCAACGTATAACAAAACCGAGAGCCTGTATTATACAGGAAATCTCCAATAATAGGAGAATCACATGTTGGATGCATTAAACAAGTTATTTGAAAACAATGTGATTTCTGGAGAGATCAAAGAGTCAATTGAAACCGCTTGGGAACGTAAGATTTTAGAAAATCGTGAACAAGTAAGTCAACAATTACGCGAAGAGTTTGCACAAAAATATGAACACGACAAAAGCACTATGATTGAAGCAGTAGATCGTATGATTTCTGATCAATTAGCTAGTGAAATTGGCGAGTTTGCAGAAGATCGCCAGCAATTAGCAGAAATGAAAGTTAAATATGCTAAAAAGATTTCTGAAAGCGCACATGTTATGAAAACATTTGTAACACGTCAACTAGCTTCTGAAATCAAAGAATTGCATGAAGATCAAATGCAAATGGTAAATAAATTTGGCACCTTGGAAAACTTCGTAGTTGAGGCTCTAGCTCAAGAAATTACAGAGTTTTATAAAGACAAACAAGAATTGACCGAAACAAAAGTTAAATTACTGCGTGAAGGTCGCCAAGAAATCAAAAAAGTAAAAGAACAATTCGTACAACGTGCTGCGAAACTTGTTGAAAATGTTGTTAATCAAGGACTTCGTTCTGAAATTACATCATTGAAAGAAGATATTGAAGCTGCTCGTCGTTCTGAGTTCGGTCGTAAGTTATTCGAAGCATTTGCTGCTGAATATCAAACGAGTTATTTAAATGAAAAATCGGAAACTAGCAAATTGCTCAAAGTCATAGACATGAAAGATCACGCAATGCAGGAAGCAGCTAAAGCTGTTGTTAATGCAGAGAAGATTTTAGAAAGCAAACAACTAGAAATCCGTGCGTTGAAAGAAGCGCAAGTTCGTAAGGACATCATGAGTGAATTGTTGGCACCACTAAATAGTGAACAACGTTCAATTATGGGCGAGTTAATGGAGAGTGTGAAAACCTCAAAATTAAACGAAAGTTTCGAAAAGTATCTACCGGCAGTAGTTGCAGGAAAGGCTCCTCAAAAGAGACAGGCACTAGTAGAAGCTAAAGAAATTACTGGAAATAAACTTTCCAAAACTAATCGTAGCAGCGACGACTCTAACATCATTGATATGCGTAGACTCGCTGGGCTTTAAATTTAAGGAGAAATTAAATGTCAGAACTACTTAATGGCCGTTGGGCGGAAACTAAAGAAGCCCTATTAGAAGGTCTACAAGGCACAAAAAAATCAGTAATGGGTGTTACTTTAGAAAACACTCGTAAATATTTAACAGAAAGTGCAACTGCTGGTGGCACATCATCAGGCAACATCGCTACTTTAAACCGTGTAATTTTACCAGTTATCCGTCGTGTAATGCCAACCGTTATTGCTAACGAATTGGTGGGTGTACAACCAATGACCGGTCCTGTTGGTCAAATCCATACTTTACGTGTTCGTTACGCTGACAACTCAAGTCAAGTAACTGCAGGTGAAGAAGCATTGAGCCCATTCAAAATTGCAGAATCTTACTCAGGTAATGATGCTGTACCAGCTGGTGCAACCAACACTGCAACATTGGAAGGTCAAGCAGGTAAAAGAATGAGCATCCAAATCTTGAAACAAACTGTTGAAGCGAAAACTCGTAAATTGAGTGCTCGTTGGACATTTGAATCAGCACAGGATGCACAAGCTCAACAAGGTATCGACGTAGAAGCTGAAATTATGGCTGCTTTAGCACAAGAAATCACTGCTGAAATCGACCAAGAAATTATTGGTTCTTTGATCAGCTTGGCTGGTACAGAAGTTCAAACTTATGACCAAGCTAATGTTTCTGGTACTGCTACTTTCGTTGGTGACGAACATGCTGCTTTGGCTATCCAAATCAATCGTGTTGCTAACTTAATCGCTCAACGTACTCGCCGTGGTGCAGGTAACTATGCTGTTGTTAGCCCATTTGCATTAACTATTTTGCAATCAGCTACAACTTCTGCGTTTGCTCGCACAACAGAAGGTACTTTTGAAGCCCCAACTAATACAAAATTTGTTGGTACTTTAAACAACTCATTAAAAGTATATGTTAACACATATGCAACAGATGACAAACCAATTTTAATTGGTTACAAAGGTGGTTCAGAATCAGATGCACCAGCATTCTACTGCCCATATATCCCATTGATGAGTTCTGGCGTTGTTTTAGATCCATCAACATTCGAACCAGTTGTAAGCTTTATGACTCGTTACGGTTATGTTGAACTTAACAACACTGCAAGTTCGTTAGGTAACGCGGCTGACTATTTAGGTTTGGTTGGTATTAACAACGCTAACGTAAAATTTAGCTAAATCAATTAGATATTCATCTAAAAGAAAACCACCTTCGGGTGGTTTTTTTATTTCTGCTATACCTTGTAAATGTAATGTAATAATGGTATAATTATTAATTTTTGAAGTAGGGATTATATGAAAAACGAATTAACGGAGTTATTACAGGGAGTAGACTCAAAACAGTTTCATCGCAAACTAGTCAACCGTCCTTCTTTGCTCAATCAATTAATTTCAGAAACTGAACAATATTCACCTAAAAACTTATCTGAACGAATATTTATTGTCATGAATGGACCACCAGTTGCTCGTAATTGTGGGAAGACACCGGCATTCAACTCTTATAACTTGGGGTATAGAGAATTTTGCGGGAATAAGGTGAAGTGTAGCTGTGCTAGGGAATCTCAATCGTTGAGTATGAAAAACTGGCAATCTAATATCAGTGATGACACCCGGACAGCCATGTACGAAAAACAAAAAGCTACAAATATTGAACGGTATGGGTGCGAAAATGTTGTACATTGTGATGCAATTAAGGAAAAAATCACCAAAACTAATAACAAGCGGTATGGTGCATCGTACCCATTTCAAAGTGAAGTTATAAAACATCAAATAAAAGAATCAAACAATCTCAAATATGGTGTCGATTTTCCATTTCAGTGTGAAGATATTATTGATAAATCAAAAACAACCACTATAAAACGATATGGTTCGCTAATGAGTCATGCAAGAACTGCATTAGATGAATTATATGAAGGTAAGAACCCATTTGAAATAATTGAAAACAAAGAAAAAATTAAAAAAACACTAATTGAAAAATATGGTAGGCAAAGTCCGAAGCATATTCATTTATCTGATTCACAACTATCTATTTTACATGACATTGATGAATTTTCCGGTTTTATTCAAGATAAAACTCTCACTATTGCTGCATACGAACTTGGTGTAGATGCAACTACTATCGCGAGATATTGTGATTATTACAATACTCGACATTTATTAACCAGTAATAAAAGCATTTTGGAATTTAAAATAGCAGAATTGTTGACTGATCTTGGGGTGAAGTATATACAAAATGATAAAAAAATAATACGACCATTTGAGATAGATTTTTATTTACCAGACTTTAATGTTGGGATTGAAGTTGGGAGTATTTTTTGGCATAGCGAACTCAACGGGGGTCGTGGAAAAAATTATCATCACAGTAAATGGCAAAAGTGCAAAGAACTGAACATAGATCTGTATCAATGGTTAGATGTTGATATTCTAAACAAATGGTATATTATTGAAAGTAAAATAAAATATATTACTAAAAATATCAAAAACATTATAGGCGCTAGAAAACTAACCATACAAAAAATTACAGTAAAAGAAGAACGACCATTTTTAGATAGCAACCATATACAAGGATTTTCAAAAGATCGTAATTCTCAATATGTGTTTGGTGCGTATTATGACAATGAGTTGATGGCAGTCATGACATTTAAAGATAGTTCTAAATATATAGAATTAAAGCGATATGCTACCAACATTCATTCAATCTTTCCAGGATTGTTTAGTAAAATGGTTAAATATGCAGAATCTCATTTACCTATCCAAAAACAAATATTAAGTTTTAGTGATAATAATCACAGTAATGGTAATGTATACTTGGTAAATAATTTTGTCATTAGTCATAATGTAGAACCACGCTATAAATACACCAAAAATTACCATCAATTGCTTGGAAGAAAACAATTTACTCAACAAAAATTATTAAAAAAACACCCAAAATACGATAAATCGATGACTGAATGGGAAATAATGCAGATGTTGGGGTATGATAGAATATGGGATTCTGGTAAAATTGCGTGGATATTAAAGCGGTAGTTCACAGATTCGATAGAACGAATAGTGGCAACCAAGTACGCAATTTTGAAATAGCATCCTATGTTTTTAAAGGATGGGTCTTTAGGCTTTGAGGATAAATACTTACAGTCATAATTATATCAGACTAATAGACTGATTTATGCTGAAATCCCTCAGCGTATGACCTAGAACGTCAAGGAGACAAAACAAATGGGAAGACCTCTAAATAAAAAATTCTTTGGTAACCGCAATGTTGGTGCCACTACAACTGCTGACAATGGAATTGGTGGCGAAGGCATTACAATTGCATTAACTGGTGCAAATAATTCTACTGGTTTTACAAATAATTCGTTATCACAAGTAACTGTTACTGCCCCGGACCTACCAAATGGTGTTCAAGCAGTTATTAAAGTTCATACATATACTGCAGCAGGTGCATTAACAAACAAAACTACGTTTACTAAATCAGGTACATCAGTAGCCGCTGCTAGTACATATGGAACCATAACCGCCCCGTTAGCATCGACCTCAGCTGGTGGTGGTTCAGGTGCAACATTTATTATAACTAAAACTGGCACGGGTACAACTTATAACTCTAATACAACTGTCACTTTGGTTGATTCTGGTTCAGGATATCATTTGACTGATACTATTGTTGTTTTGGGTAGTTTATTGGGTGGTGTTGACACAACTAACGATTTAACATTAACAGTTGCTACTTTTGTTGGAACAACTGGTACTATTCAAACACTTGAAGTTACAGAAAAAGGATCAGGTTATGCATCAGCCCCAACAGTTACATTCAGCACCGGTACTAAAGGTACACTTGATGCAATTGCCTCGTTAACTGCTGATACAGGTGCAGTTAGCTCATCAACTAATCAAGAAAATGCGATTACTGCATATGCTTGGATAGGCAATGGTGGTGGATCTCGTCAAAAAGTTGATATTGTAAAACAAGAATCTAGCCGTAGATATGCTGTTAGAACAGCGACACTTGTCTCTGGTGAACCATGGACTGTCCGATCTGCAATTTTAGTTGCAAAAACTGGCGGTGCTGCAGCTGATACTGATGGCGACAATACATTTAATGAAATGGATATTACTGCATTCGATGCAGCTGGTAAAGAATATTGGGTTCTTAAACTAACTGCACATAAAGCATTAATTAAACGTAAAGCGTCCAATACAGATGGTGAATTTGCCGATCCAACTACATATCCTAACGGACAAAACGTAGCTTGGACCATGAACTCAACATCTGGTACTAAAGTGTATGCAGTTCAACCATACCTTGCTGCTGGTATTAACGTAAAAATCGATAACGCTTAAATAAAAATGAAAACAATGGAGGGATTTTATATCCCTCCACTTAAGGAGTATAAATGTCAAGAGTATTAAAAATCGACCAAGGTGATTACGTAATACAGGTGGATTCTGAAAATGGCGCACGTGCAGTCATCGATGGTGACTTTCTTGTAAAAGGGGCCGCATATGGAACAGCACCGGTTGTATCTAATATTTTATATGTATCTATGGATGGGTCAGACACGAATGATGGGACTGCTGCTGATCCAACAAAAGCATGCAGAACAATCAGTGGTGCAGTAAAATCCCCCAAGTATACCTCTGGGACAGCGATTAAAGTAGCTCCTGGACATTATTTTGAGAATAACCCAATTGTTGTCAAACCATACACTTCTATCATGGGTAGTGATTTAAGAACAACAACAATTGAACCAATTAACAAAACACAAGACGTTTTCCATGTTAACAGTTCTTGCTACATTTCCCAATTACAAATTATTAATGGGCGAAGTGGAATTGTAGATCCAATGTTAGATAGAGGGGCGTATGCAGTAGCATTTCCTATAAATTATGGGTTTGCTTTTACTGGTTCTACTACGGTAGGTAGTCAATCGATTACTAACGTTTCACCGATTGATAATATTGTTGTCGGTATGGAAATTTTCGGTACAGAATCATTTTCAACTTTGATCCCCCCTGGAGCAACTGTTGTTTCAATCGATTCAGCTAATAATACAATCAAAATATCTAGTAATGCAACTGCGACTGCTAATGCAACATTAAAAACTGGTAAGATAACTGTCTATAAATCACCCTATATTCAAAATTGTACAAATCAATCAGGGCCGTGGTTATATGATGGAGCAATGTTTGTGCCAAATCAAACAGTTCAAATCCCAGTGGCAGTTGGTACAACTACGTTTGGCCTAGATGGAATACCAACAGATATAATTGATGTTGTATTATCAGAAGGCGCTGGGCTCATTGAGGTTGGTATGTCTATCAATACTGCCCCACAAAATCAAGGATTTTTTTCTGCTAGAGCTTTAGTTTTCGCAAATATTCAATTTATCCAAGAGCAAGTTTTA